GATGGTATATTGTCCCGAATCCGATTTGGAGAGGGCCAATGTGATATTATGAAATACTCGTAGGGTCTTCAGAATCGTCATGCCAGGGATGTTTTTGGAAACGTCCCATCGATTCCATCCCAGAATTCTGTCTTGGTCTGATATCATCCGGTTCATGATGTTGCCTCTACCGGATAGCACCAGTCGTGGAGTCTCTGGCTTTTCTTCTCGCTTAAACCAATCAAAAATTGAAGTCATGGAACACCCGGCTTGGCAATTCTAGCCCGCATTCCAAGCGATATTTCGCGTGCAGTCTGAACCGTAGCCGCTATATGGAAATCTATAGACTTCAAAAGCATAAGATAGGCACAAATCCTATAGTATGTTTCAAAGGTTCGAGCTATAGCAGCGGTTTGCTTCAGATCAAGCATTGGCTCACTTTGTATAGCAGACAGCATAGAAATATGTCTTTCGCGTTCAGCCCGAATAGTTGCTATCAAAGGCAGATCCAAGACCGGCTCGCCCCGAATGGCTGCATCCAGGAGCAGGGGTAGCATTAGTTCTCCTCGCAATGTCGTTTTAATGCCGAATGGAAACATCCGGTCGGCTTGGACGGCGACCAATATATTCATGTCAAGATTGCGACTGTATGCCACCCGTGCGTCGATACCAAAGGACAACCCCCTTTCCGATTGAATGGCTGCGCCCAGGAGCAGCTCTCGCATCGCTTCGCCTCGAATGGTTGCAGTAACATCGAAATCCTGGACCGGTGTGGAGACCTCATAGGTGATACCCGCGGCGAACATCCCTGGAAGCACAGAATTCAAGAGAGTAGACCGTTGTTTTGCCTGACGCATTCCTTCAATAGTATCAAATACTATGACGACGTGCGCAGGATATCGAGATTCTATCCGCGAAACGCCTGGCAGATCAAATAACGCATCCAGGACTGCCTCGCTATTAGCTTTTGTTCCTGATCCAGTAAGGACTTTGGTATATGTTATCAAGCGTGCCCGATAGTCATCATCACTTTCTCCGGCAAACCTCGGTAGATCGTATACCTTCCCCCAGTTATCATCCAGATCTTGACCTTTATTATACTTGATTTTATTTAGCAAATCAAATACCTGGATACCCTGCTGCAGCCAATTGAACCGTTGCGCTAGACCATATGCTAGCGTATCCATGACTGGTGGTGGCGGAACAAAAGGCTTGACTATGCGAGTGCAGATAGTGAAGCCTAGTTCAGTGCCAAGCCGATATTCGGATGCTTCATAAAAACTCTCATTATAGAGAGATTCACCATAGAATGCCATTTCAATGTTCGACTATGAGGCCATTGCTATTGAATTTCAGCAGGAACTTGTCCTTGATGCCCAGGAGATATACAACCTTCTCCCATGAGATTCCGCGTTTGATAAATGGTTGAATTAATCGCCCCCGTCGGTGGCAGCGTGAGCAGATCGAGATATCATGAATCTCTCCGCAGGCATCGCATTTCCATCCAGGCTTGCTACCACAAGTCGGGCATACGTCCGGTTCGCCAAATGATCGGAAAGTCGCATTACATGCTTTGCAAGTAACTAAATAGCCCCGAATCACTGCGCAATCTTTAGAAATGATAAGCTCATCGTTCGGTTGTAGATCAATCATAACCGACGGGCTTTGCGTAGGGATTCCAAACTCTCCGCAAGCTCGGATCTTGGCGGCCAGGTCGGGGGTCATAGGCAACCAGCCCGCTCGCTTTAGACCTGTGGGTGTTTTTGATCCCCAAAAATGGATCTGGCCGGTGTCTAAGTCAAACTCCCGTTCCACTCGACCATTTTCGTACTCCCTGCACCAAAAGAATTCCAGGCCGACTTTCCAAAGATTAGGGGCTATTTGCGGCAAAGCCTAGATCTCCTGCCACCGTATCCCGCAGGTCAACTCGCTCTTTTCTCCAAACTGAGTATCGTCTTCACACACAAGCTGCAATGTGGCAAGCTTCGTGATTTTTGATGGACTGCTGGGCGTGATTACAGAACTATCAAACACAAGCGGGTCTGCCGTGCCGTAGTTATCAAAATCTGCACAACTCTCACCCGCGTAGTAAGGTATGCCATGTTCCTCATCTAGGATGTCATAGCCATATAGACCGTTAGATCCAGTGGGGGCTATGAGGTCTGCTACCGGAATACCCGCATCAGAACTACCCTTCAACGCGACTTGCACCTTGCCAGATCCAAGACCCCAATCGGTCTTGATAGTTTTCGGACCAAATATTCTGAAGTTTGTGAGTTGACTATATGTTCCGGCCGTAACTTCAAGGCCCGTATACTGCCAGACGCTCCGATAAGTCAAGCCATCTGGGGGGACGTTGCAAGGAGATGCTAGTCCGGGGTCCCTTTGACTGGGGACAGCCGTATTAAATCTTTGCGAGGTGACCGCCGTTTTTGCAAGCGGGTCACCGTAGTAACTTATGATTTGAACTGTTGCTGCCATTTAATCATTCACCTCAAAAACCTTCAACTAATTTATATGCGATTTGATCTTCAAGTTCGTCAAGAAATGTTTCCCCTGGACCATCGGCTACCGGACCGAATACTGGCCTAGGTGGAATATATTTCGTGCCATGCTCATTCCACCACACATATTCTCCGATTTTAGGATCGAATACACCAACTTCGACGCTCATTGGCGTGATGCGGACCTCAATACTTTCCCGGTAAGCCCAGGTATCTCGTAAAGTCAGGCCGTGGCCCTTTTTCATGATAGTCCTAAGTGCATTGGGTGGAGGCACGCCAGAATCTATGCGGTCCTCGATAGCCTGTTTATACTTCTGCCCAACGGCTTCTAACTCAAGCGTGAAGTCGTACGACATGGGCAATCACCATAGGGGTCCGATCAGTTGAGGTCCGCGTCCGACCGGGATCGCGCGCTCCAATGTATTCAATAATTTTGCCGCTACAATTAATCGACTAGACGGCACATGATTGGCAGCTGATAATGTTCCACGAACAGTGTGGTAATGTTGGCTATGTACGGCGGATGTAGATTCATCAATCGGAGCATCTGCGCCACCTTCCCAGTATGGAGTAGCTTCGACGAATTCGCTATGTGTATGTGTATCTGTTCCGGACAACCCTGTAGTACTACTTCCTGCTTTTAGATTGCCACCTGCCCAACTTGTTAGTATTTGCCAATTTGAACTTACAGATCCGTCAACAAAAACAACGGTGTTTTTAATTGCTTTTGATGCCTCTTGTGTCGCAAGATATAATTTAACAACTAATGCACGCGGTTCTACATATATACTGTTTGATTTAGTTGATAATGTATGAGAATGGCCTCGAACCATACCGTCAGTATCCAAACCTATATCCAATTCCGGAGTTCCACCAGCTGAGCCTGACTTTGTTGTAATAGTAATGGTATGTTGTTGTGGTGTTGTTGTACCAACCGTTGTTTCTGGAGTTGTATGAACAATAAACTTTCCGTTTGGTGCGTCGTATGACGAAAAGGATGCGTCAGTTTCCATGCCATCTGACATAACGATACCGCCTTCAGGAAACGAACAAACACTTGATTCCCAAGTATCCATATCCATATATATAATATCTAAACCAAACCCAATTGGATTATTATTATTTGCAGATGTACTGCAACTTGAAACAGTACCAACATGGGTATGACTAACCATTGATGGATATGATCCGCGTTTCGCATAAGAATTATTATATGGGTAATAAGAACATGATGTAATGTTCGCTGATGTGTGAGTATGTGTCGTTGAGCCTGTTTGCGTCCAATGATTACTAGTATTGTCAGTAAACCGAAGATATTGGTTCGTTCGGGTCAATCGCACCCACGGAGAAGGCGGATCACTAGTTTTCTTCCAGAATATATATATATTAGTCATGGTTACGTGGTCTCCCGGCAGCGCCATTTCGAACAGGCCTTAGAATCGCTACGGTCATTACGTCACCTCAAGTACCAGCACGCAGGTAATCTGCTTCACTGAAGTGATTCCAGAAGTCACAATAGTGATCCAGTCATTAGCAGCAACCGCGATGTTCAGGCCAGTCTCTACCATGTTTGTAGCATTGTTGAGTGCAAAGGAATCTACTGCAGTACCCAGAGCGGCATCCCGTGCGTGCTTATAGAGCGTGCAGGTAACTGATCCCGATAGAGGTGCGCCGGCGGCGTCTACACTGCGAATACTGGCAGACACGATCTTAGAAGCGATTGGTATCGGAATGGTGTAGTTTCCGGCGATCAGGTCTGCTAAACCGTCCCCAAAAGGAAATGCCACCTCAAATGTGCTTGTGACCCAGGCAGGATCATTTGCGCCCTGCGCTAACCTCTGACCGGTGGTGCCCTTTCCCAGCCGAGCCGGCCCGGAAGCATCCCGGACCATGATATCTCCTTGTGTCGTCAGGACCGACCTGAGGATATAATATGTATCAAAATATGTCTTCAGAGTTGCCTTGAGGTTCGACCAGGTCAGCTTTTTCAGGACGTAGCTTGCTGCACTATCGAGTAGCCCGATCTCGTCGTTATCTATTGGTGTCGTCTTTGATGTAGCTGCATGAACGGTGCCTGTAGTGATATTTGCGCCCACCTGCGCTGCGGTTACATTGTGTGGGTTAGCAGTGTTGACTAAGTGAGAGTCAATCGCAGCATGGGTATTGGTACCTATCTCGGATAGCTTTGTATGGCTGATTTGCCCGCCATCTCCGCCATCGTGGTTATGAAGATCACCATTTGTGACGCCCCTGGTTGCGGGCGCAAATGCTGCAACCGATGCTTTCTCCGAAAGCACTTTATCATCGCTGCCAGGGCTGCCCGCAGTTGTGAGAATGTCTTCTACCCGGCCTGCGAACATCCAGATATGGCTTTCCAAGATCTGGGTGAGACCCGCCGGGATGTAGACTGCCCCCAGGATTGCTCCTGCAGGGATGCTGTTTGCCGGCGAGGGGGATTCATATTGATGCCAATTTCCAACCCCTTTGGGATCGTTTACTGTAGCCAAGTTGCCCGAAACGGCCTGAACTACTCCGGCTGACGTTCTGAGAATGATATCTATGCGATCGAGATACTGGTTGGCGGAAGTTAGGGTAATTGTGCTTTCTGACACATTAACGGGCATCCCGTCAACTCTGATCCGGCCAGCATCAACCTTGACGCTCATACCTCCAGCCGGGGTAATCTTGTTGCCACTAACGACGCCAGTGCCACCCGTGGCTCTGGATAGAACCTGCGTATGGGTTGCCCAAATCAGTTCTTCTTTCAGTGGGTAGAGAAAATCAATATCTACCATGCGAAACCTCCACTATGCGCAATCATAGACCCTAAATGGCTGCGTGTTGCCATATTCCAGATCTACTGCCGACGACACATTTTTGACATATACGTCTATGGTCTTTCCCCCTTGGTGTGGGTCGGGAAAGCGAATTTGATCCCCGATAGACATTGGAATTTCGCAATAGATCGTATAATCCGTTTGTTGCCATCCCGAACCTGACGGGTCCCTGAGTATGTGCGTCTGAGGGAAGCATATGATCTCAATGTTTGTGAGATTCTCCTTTTGGATAGGCTCGCCGGACGCCGTTATGCATTCGATCAGAATATTGCAGTCCAGGCCGGAGACCGTAACGGACGGCAAGGCGGTAAGCTCCGTCGCGGTAGTGAGCCTGGTCGCTTTGGTGAAATTCAGCACCTCGGAGTTGATAGATATGCTCCCGACCAGGTCCGCATGGGCGGGCGAAGTTTCTCCTGCAGGCACGGGCGAGATGGTGACAGCTAATCGGAAAGGCACGCTCGGCGCCGAGCCACTCAATACGACGGGTGGCAGTCCGTTGTAGAGCACCCAGTTGCCGAGCTTTACCTGCCATGCGTTAGTAACGCCGGTCTTGAATTCGGCGAAATATTTTTCGTCCATCAGAATGCCCTGTAATGGTTGTCGTGCTGCCCGATGTCGAATTTAAGCTTCCGAGGCGCCGAAGAGGAGGCCCTGGGGGTTAGGGTGGGATTCATGGCCTGGGTCCGCAATGCGAGGGCCTTCTCCCGCCATGCTTTGCTTTTTTGGGAAAGGGAGACAGAGGAATTACCCATCGATTTGTCGACCATCCCCGCAAACTGAGAGGCGATGGTTTCTGCACAGAAGGCAGCAGCCAGGAGGACATTGTTATGAGATCGGGTTAAGTTGTAAGTAATCTCATCATCGGTGATAAGATCCAAGCTCTGGTCCTTACCAAGCTCCAAGCGCACCGCATCAACTAGTCTGGTTGATGGATTGCCAGTATACGTCGATTCTTCGGCCATGCTCCTCTGTCATCTCCTACTTTAAGTCCAAGTTCCAGACGACCCTGTGATGACCCAGCCAGTACCATCGCATGTCACTTTGATCGCACTATATGCAACAGAGCTGGATGGACTATCTGGGTAGATTACATCCGAGCCGCTACCGGCCAAAGTCACACTTTTGGAACCGGTATTACTTGTCAGGGTCACTGTTATGGTCCTACCAGTGTTACCGACAGCCGTGGGTAGCGTTATAATTACATCGTCGGTCGGATCTTTGACGAACACTAGATCTGGATCGGTATCTGTAATGACATAATCAGCGGTCTTTGTGAGAACATGCGCAAGGGTGGTTCCCTTTATGAGCTTCTTACCAACGGTGATAGTCGTATCACCATTGATTGTGAGTGTCTTACCTGTTGCAATAGTCGTATTTCCATTGAGGACGTTGTCTCCGGTCGATGTCTCGAAGTCCGCATTTGAGAGACTATAATCGAATGCACCGGCGTCTGCTGTTGCGGTGATTTTGGCCGCATCAGTCACGGTTAGATCATGAGACAGTTCAGTTATGCTTGGTACGATGGTATCGCATTCCAGAGTCCCTCCAACGATAAGACCGTCTGTAATCGCACCACTATCTGCACTAATCTTACCGGCGACCTCTGCATCCCCTCCAACCGTAAGATCATTTACGACCTCACACCGAAGCGCCCTAAGTATCTGGATCTTGGTCTTTCCCCAGAATGTTTCAAATATCCGCGCCACCTGCCGTCACCTCCTCCCTAACTGGCTCATCGTCTGGCAGTCTGAAGATCGACCCAGAATTTATGAGAGTCTGAAAAGGACTGCCTCGTGCCTTGCCCCGAATATCCAACTTTGCGACATCCTTAGACGAGAGGATGGTGCCTCGCGGATATTTCCGCAGGCTCTTACCCTCCCATCGCTCGAATGATCGCACAACTTTGTACCTACCTATTGCCACTAAGAAGCCTCCTTCAGGCAACGGCATTGTTCAGGAATGCGCCCGCATCAGCAGCCATGACCACGGGGCACCAGCACTGGAAGCCCTGGTAATACGTGGTATGGGAATGCAGATCTGGAACCTGCGCCAGGGCGGTATCAAACCCACCCAGGGGCTGATTGAATGATAGATTCATGCCGGCAATGGTCTTCAGCGGACCCGGCGTGGTAACATAACCATACCACATGCTCTTGCCGAAGATCCAATCCAATGAGACTGTAGCGCCTGGAGCAGCTGTGTTGTACATCGCGCTTGCTACGATGATTCTATCGACATCGAGGGCCTGGGCAATCATCTGCTCGTTTAGCTTGGTAGGCACCTTCTCAGCGCCCTGGGGGTTTCTGAAGAGGCTGATGAGCTGTGGGTTGATCCTGAGCACTTCGTAAACCTGCTCGCCCATGAGCAGCGTGTTGGGCTTAACACCGCAATTCTGCTTGATGGCGAGCTTGAGGTCCTTGAACAGGGCCAGGGGATCGGAATCTATATCACTCAGCACTCGGAATGTATCACCGTCGGCAATTTCTCCATCAGTGCCAGTCCAGGTTTCACTAGTACTAACGCCGGATACATCGATTCCCCAGACAGCTGGTTGGAAATATTTGTTCGCGATTGTCAGCTCTTTGTTGAGCTGTAGGACATCCGTAACCATTTGGGTTGTTGCCATCTCAATAGGATAGCCCTCATCAGCCACAAACGGCAGATCAGCCAGGAGTGGCATCTCAAAGGCATACCGCTGGCATACATAGCTACCCGGTTCATCTACCTTCAGCTCTCCCTGGGGCGGTATGCTGCCAGGCCGCCAGGTTCCAGCCTTGTTTGTGAATGCGTTCTCTTTAGCCCACTTGGGGTACAAACCGGCGATCTGGTTCACCGATATCATGGGGAACCACTGATCGGCGACAAAGGTTGAGGGCTCCGGCCTGTAGGCGAGAGACCGCTCCGACTCCAGCCGGGCCACGTGGATCTGGGAATAGTCCAGGCCTTTATTGACTACCTGCTGAGCCAGGGATGCTATAGTTTCTCTGTAATCCATGAATCATCACCTCAAATGTTCGCCTGGTACGTGAACAGTCTCACGGTAGCCGGGAGCCCCGCAGCAGCAGCGACTTCGCACTGTCCCACGATGATATCCTTGCTGGTGGGCGTGGCCTTGTCGCCGACCCCACCAGTTCCGACTTTCACCAGGTCACCTACTGCCAGACCACTGGATCCAGTCTTGACGAGGGCTTTACCTCTCCATTGGACCAGAGCGGTGATTGAGAAGTTGGTGGAAGTCGCGGTTTCCGTAGGCCTGTTGCACAGGACGCCTACCGGATGGCCGCTTGAGAATGCCTGTACTGTCCGGGCTCTTGTGGTGTCCAGCTGGACGAAACAGTACTCCAGAGCAGACATGTCACCGTCCGGATTGTAGGAGCTAATGTCTCCTGGTAGAGCTTCCCTGAAGGGGGCTGTCATGTCAGTCACTTCAGATCACCCCCATCTGGGCGCGCACAGTACCTGCCCTCTCCTCGGCCAACACGGACTTAGCCAGAGCGCCATTCTCGCGGGTGGCTGCGGCTACCGCCAGAGCATGGCGAACCTTGGGATCTGTGGGGCCGCTACCGGACTTCTGGATTAGGCTCTCGTGCTTGGTTACCAGGGCTTCGAACTCGGCCATAGAGGTCCCAGGTGCGGGCCTGTCGCTACCCATCGGATGATAGAGCAGCTTGCCTGCCTCGGCCTTCATTACGCTGGCCTGCTTGAGGGTCTTCAAGATAGTCTTGCGGGCCTCGGTCGGCAGAGCCTCCAGGCTCTTCAGGATCTCAGCACCCTCTTCAGGAGTCCCCAGGCCGGAGAAATCGGACTTGGCTATCTGCTCATACTCCTTCTTGCGGAGGATAGAGCGCAGCTCCTCGTTCTCCTTGCGGATCGGTTCGACTGCTTTCTGGACGATATCCAGCAGCTCAGCCTTGCTGACCAGAGCCCTAGCTCCGGCCTTGTCAGCCCTAGCGGGCTTGGTCTTTGTCATCGGTACACTTCCATTAGCTGATTTATATAATAAGAAACGCTTCCCATTAGCGGCTTTACCGACTAGGGAAACCTCATCCAGTTCTAAATCCGTAAGTTCGTTTGGCAATTAGAATCACCTCGGGTCATCAAGAAAAGATTTCAGAAGGGGGTGCGTGTGCCGGTTCCCGCAATCGAGAAACCTGTTATGTCGCCCTTCTTCACTGCCTGCCAGAGATCGTTATCATGGATCTTTACGGCCATCACCCAGCTTCCGGACTTGACCACCTGGCCGTTGCACTTGAAGTCAGTTGGAGCGATGTAGCTCTCGATGATGGAAGCTTTGGCCACGCCAGAATGCTCTTTGCCTATCCGCTGGCTGGTCTGCATGAACTTGTGACAGGCCGCGCGGATCTCCGACTTGCTCAGGCGGTCACCCTGCAGGTCTATGACATTGGGCTCGCTGACGACTCCATAAACGATCTGCTGATCGCTGCCCTTGGCGACGATGATAGGCACCCGGTAGGACTTCATGACCTTGCTTACTTCGTCCTCGTCCTCCTCTTCCTCGTCGCTCTTCAGGAACTCGGGGAGGTCTTCATCCTCTTCATCTTCGTCCTCTTCAGGCTCTTCGTCCTCGGCCTTCTCTGCCTCATGCTCTGCCAGGACTTCCCGGATGTCGTCTATGAGGTCACTGGTAGCCTCTTCTTCGGGCTCGGTTTCATCACCGAAAAGATCCTCTTCAGATATGCCGTCGTCTGGGTCAGCATCGGCCTCGATCTGCTCTTCTTCGCCTTCATCGGGGTCTGGTGCGTCCTCGGGCTCAGGCTCGTCTGATTCGCCTTCGTCCTGCATCTCAAGCCACTGCTCAAGTGCTGCCTTGTGCTTGGATTCGTCTTGTTTGATGGCTTCCGCCATTTCTTTGAGCTGTGGGTCAGTGGCCATCTCGATCAGCTGGTCGATTTCATCTATGCCTTCGCCTTCACCGGCCAGTATGGCGCGAACGCGATCTAAATCGGAGCCTTTCTCCAGCTCCTCGTCTTCTATATATTCTTCTTCATCCATAGAATTACCTTCTAATCGGGGAACGTGGATGTCTCCGAAATCGATACCTTTGTTAATCATAAAAATCAGACTTTGCTGTATATTGCACCTTCAACCATCCGCAAAGCTTTACATCAAGAGCAAGTTCCACGAAAACAAGGATTGAAACTCGCTATCGTGCCAGGCTTCCATGTAGCCTTCGCCCATCAAGAGCAAGTT